CAAAATTTAAAAAAGTATAAAAAATATAATGCTTTTGAATTAAGAAAAGATGATTTTAAGATTTGTCATTTTTGTGAAGAGCTTTATGCAGGAAGAGTTGATAGCAGAACTTGTAGTAGTCTTTGCAGGTTAAAAAAACATAGAAAAAATAAAAAGAGTAAATTATGAAAATAGAATCACTTAAGAACTTTGAATCTAAACAAAAGGGTCAGGCTCTTATTTATAAAGACTTACCTAATGAGGACTATCATGCAAGCGTAGGGATCAGCAGTAGTTATGTTAGAAGATTTGGTCAATCCCAACTTCATGCAGTCAATCATACTTCTGAATCTACTCCAGCACTAAAGTTTGGCACAGCAGCACATTCTTTATTAGTAGAAGGACAAGAAGCATTTGATAAAGAAGTCAGGGTGCTTACAGGTTCTCCATACACAAAAGCATATAAAGAAGAGAAGGCTGAATATGAAGAACAAGGATTCATAGTGTTAAAAGAAGATGAAGCTGAGATTATTACTGGCATGAAAGAGAATATGATCTATGAAGGTAATGCTTATCTAAATGCAAAAGGTAAGATACCTGAAGCAAGTATCTATTGGTATGAAGATGATGTGCTATGTAAATGTAGACCTGATGTTATGTGTCCGCCTTTAGATGAACCTAATTCAGATAATAAGATAGTTGTTATAGATTATAAAACTACTATATCTTGCGAACCTCATGCTTTTAATTATTCGGTTAAGAAGTATGGCTATGATATGCAAGCTGCTTATTATCGAAGAGGGGTTGAAATGGCAGGATATGAAGTTACTGATTTCTTATTTATAGCTCAAGAGAAGGTTCAGCCTTATGCATCTAAGGTATTTAGGATCACAAAAGAACAAATGGATTATGGCTGGACAATGATGGAGAACTATTTGCAAGAGTATAAGGAATATCAAAAAGGTAAACCTCTCACGATTTACAATAGTCCTAATGTTGTTGATTTGGTTTTGTAAGTAAGGGCAAATAGATATATGAGAGTATTTAGATTTATGGAGAGTTTATCTTTTGCCCTTGAACCTAGTATAAGGGTTTTTGGAGAAGTAGGTAATAAAGTTCTAGCTTTATTATCAAATTAAATATAATATAAAAAACGGAGAGTCATTATGGATGATAAAACAAAAAAGGCACTTTGGATTCCTGAAGAATTACATAAGGATATCAAGGTGTTTGCAATTACAAATAACATGAATATTGAATCAGCTACTCAGCTATTGCTGAAGCTAGGTATGGTTTCTTATAAAGAGAATAATCATGGGTCAAAATAGCAAAGCAGTCGCAAGGCGTAGAGAAGAACTAAAGGCTGAGAAGTTAGATAAGCAGATCAAAACATATTATTTCCAAAAAGGTGCTGGTCAGCACTATAGAGAAATCACTTATATGAGTGGCAAAGTGGTAAGGACTGATTTCGATGCTTGAGTGGATTCTATATATTATTGCAGGGATATTTGGTTTGGTTGCTATTGGCGGTGTTATTAGTGTATTAGCAGCTATATATATTTTAAAAGAGTTAGATTAATGGTAAACAGCAGAAATAAAGGTGCAGCGTTTGAGAGGGTTATAGTCAATAAGATTAATACTATTCTTGAATCTAAAGATATAGATACAAGAGTAAAAAGAAACTTGGATCAATACCAAACAAAAGGCATGGCTGATATTTACTGGGATAAGTTTGCTATTGAATGTAAAAGATATAAAGCTGGTGGTAAAAAAACCATGTATAAGAATGAGTGGTGGCATCAAGCAGTAGAGAGTGCTGGTAATAGCCTAATACCAATCTTAATTTTTAAATATGATAGAAGAGACCCTATGTGTGTTCTACCCTTGTACTTAGTTACAAGTGTTGAAGCTGCTAATTGGCAATGCACATATCTATGTCCGCTATCAGAAGTATGTGAAAGGTTAGATGAAATCTTACAAAAAGCTGATGGATTTAAATAGTTATCTGCTTCAGGAAGGTTTTGAAGAGTTTTGTAGGGAATCCTATGAAAGAATCACATTAGCTTGCGAAATTTTAGGCATAGTTAATGATGAGGATTATGAAGGTTTTAAGGAACGCAATTATGCCAAACTTGAAACTGATTACTTAAACAGTATTGATAGAACAATACATTAATGGAGAAAAAATATGGTAGACATATTAGGTGGAATGAGTAGTTCCAATGAGAGTCAGCAAGTTTATCTTGCTTTCAAAACATCTCACCAGCAGTTTTTTGCTAATGGTGAAACGCCAGTAGATTTTCAATATCTACAGCTTGACCCTTCAACATTCAAATCAGGATGGGGAAGATATACTAAAGCTGATGGGTTTGAATATAGCTGGGATGATAAATTTGGTGTAGTAGCACCTAAACCAGCAGATGACTATAAAAGAGCATTTAGTGCTTGGGTATTTCCGCAAGGAGCTCAACATGCTTATTTATGGCAGAGATTTACATTTGCTGAATCAAGTGCATTTAACAGCATACTGGGTAGTTTTTGGAATCAAATGGATTCTAATTCTGATTCCTTACCTGTTGTTAAGTATGAAGGATCAAAACCTATTCAAGTAGGTATGGGAAATTCTTCTGAGCTTACATTTAGCTTTGCTAAGTTTGCACCTAGAACTGCTGAGTTTGTTATTCCTAGTTGGTATACAGATCAAGAAGCACCAGTAGAGGACACATTCAAAGATCCTAATGCTGGTCTTGCTGACAAAGTTCAGGAGATGGTTGATAAGAATGAACTGTCAGATGATGATATACCTTTCTGATGCAATCAGTAGATTGGCAAAGAATTGCACCTGAAGTTGCAAAGCAATTATTAGGTGAACCTACTAGCACCTCATCTAAGGAATTTAGATGGGGTAGCAAGGGTTCTTTAGTTCTATCACTAGATACTGGAACTTGGTATAACTTCGAAGATGATACTGGTGGTGGTATAATAGATTTAATTAAACATCTAAATCAAGATGTTAATACAGTTTTAAAACAGTTTGGTTATGACTTAGCATTACATTCAAATGACTCCTTAATCAGTGGCTTTGCTCCCCCTAAAAGCAAAGCTACAAGTAATGCTAGGTCATTCTCTAAAGTACAAATGAGGGAGCTTCATTCTCAAGCAATAGTTAAAGTGCAATATGCAAAAAACTTTTGGGTGATGAGGTTTCCTGATGGTCATTTTATTAAACAAAAATATGCACCTTTTAGCTTAAATGATGATGGCTCTTGGTCTATGAAGCGACCTGAAGGCTCTCTTCCTATCTATTACACTGATAGGGCAAAGGATAAACCTATTATTATAAATGAAGGTGAGAAGGCTTTAAGAGGTTGTGAAGAGATTTATGATGGTGATTCTTGTACTTGGCATGGTGGGGTTAATAGTTGGGAAAAGGCAGATTGGAGTCCTATATTTGGTAGAGAGGTTTGGGTATTCCCTGATAATGATGAAGCAGGAATTAAATGTGCTAATGAAATAGGAACTATGTTAAGAAAAAATGGTTGTAAGGTTAAGGTAGCTCAACCACCAGCAGAATTTAAAGATAAAGATGATTTATATGATGCTTTCATAAGGGGTGATTTTAAGGAGTCTAAAGATTTAGAAGATTACATTATTGGTTGTGTAGAAAAGAAACCTAAAGGCATGGTTACTTTTACAAGAGCTGATGAAGTATTAAGACAGGTAGATAATCCTGATTGGCTGATAAAAGATGTTGTAGAGAAAGAATCGCTAATGTGTATCTTTGGTAAACCTAAAAGTGGTAAGTCATTCATTGCTATAGCTATGGCTGCTGCTATTGCTAAAGGTGAGAGTTTTTATGGTAATGAATCATTTAGCAAACCAGTCATGTATGTATGTGGAGAGGGTCAGAGAGGTGTTAAAAGAAGATTAGCAGCTTGGCAACAGGGTATGTTTGATTTAACTGGTGTACCTTTATATCTATCAGATAGAGCAGTTAGGGTTAATGATCCTGATGATTTTAAGATGTTAGAGTTAGAGATAGAAGCATTGACTCAACAAGTAGGTGAGATAGGCATGATAGTCATTGATACTTTTCAGAGAAACTTTGTTGGTAATGAAAACAGTGCAGAAGATGTAGGTAATTTTATTAATAAATTAGATGGACTTATATCACATTATAAGTGTTGTGTATGTTTGGTTCATCATACTGGTCATGGCAATTCAGATAGAGGTAGAGGTTCTAGTGTTATGGGTGCTTCTTTAGATTATGAATTTAAAGTAGATAGAGAAGATAAAGCTGTAGGCGATAACCTAGAAGAACAAATGTTTGTATCTTTTGAGCAGACATTAAATAAAGATGGTCAGGGCATGTCTGAGAAGTCATTTGTGTTTAAAGAGGTTGAGATTATTGGTGAGGGATTAAATCTTACATCAGGATTCTTAGAAGAGACTAATATTGATTTTAAAACTAAGAGATCAGATAAATTACCTATGATGCAAGATAGAACATTAAATGCATTAGAAACTGTAGCTTATATTAAAGATAATCAGAATCCCCAAGACCAATTCTTGATGCCAAATGATTTAGAGGGATTTGTTAAAAACAAAGCTGGAGATAATATAGATGCTAATAATATTGGCAAAATTTTAAAAGCTTTAAAAGAAAAAGGACAGGTATATAAGCATGAAAAGTTTGGATGGCAACATATTAAATTTAAGAATGTGCAGCCTAATTTGGAAGAAAAGTTTGATTAAGAAGGAAGTTAGTAGGAAGTTTGGTAGGAAGTTTTGAAGGAAGTTTTAGCTAAATATGAACAATTAGGTCGGAAGGAAGGGAAGGAAGTATGTAATACTTCCCTTACTTCCTACTAAATCATCAGGAAGGAAATGAATACATACTTAAATGAATCTTTAAAAGATAAATTAAAAGAATTAAGACTTTATGAGGTTGATACTTGTATTAAATGGGGTAATCGAAAACGCATCTTTAAGATGGTTGGTGTTCAGTTTGAGATCAAGTTTTGTAGAGCAGAGCAGATGTTGAAAGATTCTATACATAATGATGCACCTAAAAAACAACTACAAATGGTTGAAATGATGTTAAGAGCTTATGAGCAATTAAATATTAAATGTGAGGAAAGTGGTTATATTCAAATACAACCTAATGCTAAGTGTTTTAATTTTGATAATAAAACAGCACTGGTTTGTGATACTGATTCTGAGAAACCTGTATTGGAGAAAATACACAAAGATGAGAAAGACATAATGATATTTAGTATTGAGGAATTATTTAGATGTATTCCTAAAGATTTTATAAGGGCAAAAGAACTGCTAAGTAAATTAGATAAATCAGTAAACATCAAGAGAGTTGATTACAAATGAGCAGACCTAAATACGAATCAACAAAAGATTTAGAGAATGAAAAATATATAGCAAATATTTTTGAGAAACTTTGGGATTGTAAGTTTATAAAGCTAAATCCTACAAAATGGATTGTAGATTTTTTAATACAGAAAGATAACAAATATAGCTGGTGTGAGGTTAAGAAATTCAATCACAACTTTGGGAAATATGTTTTTATGATTTCATATAAAAAAATAGAAGCTGCAAAAATTTTAAGTGAAACATCAGGTTGTAAATTTATAATTATTTTTAATTGTAATGATTGTATTTGTTATCATGTTTGGGATTTTGAAAAGAAATATAAGTTTGAATTTGGTGGTAGAACAATGACTACTAGAGACTTTATGGATATAGAGCCTGTTTTTAGAATTGAACCAAAAGATTGTACAAGGATTGATAAGCATGTCTAACTGGCATGGTGGTAAAGGTTCAAAACGAAGACCTGAAGATAAAAAAAAGATAGATGATAACTGGGATAATATATTTAAGAAGGAGAAGAAAGATGCCAATAAAACTAAAACCAAGTGCAAAGATTAGAGATAGAGCTACAGGTAAGACAACTACTGAGCATTACTATCTAAAGTGTATGACACTTCAGGAGCTTAATGATTACATAGAATCATCTAGTGCAAAGAAAAAGGTCATACGAAAATGTAAGAATGAAATAATAAGGAGAGAGAAATGAATGATCCAGTGAACCACCCAATACATTACAACAACGCTAAAGGTGGCATAGAATGTATTGACTACATCAAACAACAATTAGGCAAAGAGTTCCCTGCTTATCTTGAGGGTAATGCAATTAAATACTTGCACCGCCATAAATACAAAGATGCCAATATACAAGACTTACAGAAGTCTGTTTGGTATATTAATAAGTTAATAGAACATTACGAGAACTTATGAAGATAGATAAACAAAAATTAGAACAGAAGATCAAGGAAGGCAAATCATCTCATGATATTGCTATGACTTATGATGTGCATCCATCTACTATCAGAAGGAAAGCTAAAGCATTAGGTCTAAAGTTCCAAACACAATCACATTGGAGAAAGGGATGAAGCTATCTGTTAAAGATAATATAAAAGATGTAACCAAGTGGACAACTAATGTGCAGAAGAAACAAGTACCATTTGCAACTGCTATGGCTATCAATAAGACTTTGGGTATTGGTAAAGGTAATCGCATGAAAGGTTTAGATAGAGAGATGCAGAAACAAATGATAAAGAAACTTGATAGACCAATGGCTAGAACAACTAAGGCATTTTATAGAATAGGTGCAAGGAAAACTAATCTTACTGGTACTCTAGGTTTTACTGAATGGGCAAACAAGTTCATGCAGTATCTAGTGCATGGTGGTGTTAGGTCAGGCGAATCATCTAAGGTTGGTGTGCCTTATATTCCTAATGCTAAGTTAAATAAATTTGGTAACATCGCTGGAAGAAAGAATGGTTTGATTAAGAAACAAACGCAATTTATTGGAAACATAAAAGGGATTGATGGTGTTTGGGAAAGACAAAAGGATAGGTCAGCAAAGCTGATGGTAGCATTTAAAAACAGTGTAACTTATACCGCTATGTTTCCCTTCTATAAGATAGCTGAGAAGTATAGCAAGGCTAGGTTTGATAAGAACTTTGCTGAAGAATTTACTAAAGCACTAAGGAACGCCAAATGATAGGTTCTTCTAGGACATTCATCGTGGGTTATTCGCGACTGCACTTTTTTTGTAGCGACAGTCCAAATCTAATAGGGTAATAAACGCACTGTATGGCTACACAAAGAGAAGTTGCAGACCATTTGGATTTATCAGTCAAAAGAATCTCAGAATTGATTAGAGATGGTGTACTGCCCTCAAAACAAGGCAGGAGTCCTTTAAATATAGATGTTTGCAGAGTTGCATACATCTCGTACCTTAGAAAACTAGGCGGATATCATAAAAGAAGTGGATCAGGTGATATTGCAGAAGAAAAGACCAAACTAACTGCTGCTCAAGCTAGAAAGGCAGAATTAGAAGTAGAAGAACTAGAAGGCAACCTAATACCAGCACAATTAGTTGAAGATACTTGGGTTGACTATGTAGCTAATGCAAGAGCAAAGCTATTAGGACTACCTTCAAGAATCGCACATCAGGTCATTACAGTAGATAAGTATGCTGAAGCAGAATTAATAATAAAAGAACAAGTGCATGAAGCACTAAACGAGTTAGCTCAAGATGGAATACCTCAAAAATATAGAAAAGGTGATACAGGAGACCAATCAGGTTTGGACTCCACCACCCAATCTGAAGATTAGTAACTGGTCAGATAACTACAGGCGATTATCTCCTGAATCTTCAGCAGAAGCTGGAGCATGGAGAACTGATAGAGCACCATATCAAAGAGAGATAATGGATTCATTCAACGACCCTGATATTCAAAGAATAGTATTTATGAAATCTGCTCAAGTTGGTGCTACTGAGATTCTGCTAAATGTCATTGGTTACTACATAGACCAAGACCCAGCTCCAATGTTAATCATGCAACCTACTCTACAAATGGCTCAAGCATTTAGTAAAGATAGACTTGCTACTATGATTAGAGATTCAGAGAAGATAAGAGATTGTGTAAAAGACCCAAGAAGCAGAGATAGTGGTAATACAGTTTTATCCAAAAAGTTTGCAGGTGGTAATTTAAACATTGTTGGTTCTAATTCTGCATCAGGACTAGCATCAAGACCGATTAGAATTGTATTAGCTGATGAGGTTGATAGATATGAACAATCAGCAGGAGCAGAGGGAGACCCAATATCACTTGCAACTAAAAGAACAACTACTTTTTGGAATAAGAAGATATATCTATGCTCAACCCCTACAATCAAAGGACTATCAAGAATAGAAACTGCTTTTGAAGAATCAGATAAACGCTATTACCATGTTCCTTGTCCTGAATGTGAAGAGAAACAAGTATTAAAATGGAAGAATGTAGTTTGGGATGAAGATAAACCTGAAACAGCTTCTTATGCTTGCGAACATTGTGGTTCAGTTATAGATGAGTCTAAAAAACAATGGATGTTAAAACATGGTGAGTGGATAGCATCAGAATCTAAATCAGATACAGCAGGATTTCATATATCAGAGCTATATTCAGTTTGGTCTACTTGGGCAGATATGGCTAAATCATTTCTTGAAGCTAAAAAGAATCCTGAGATGTTAAAGACTTGGATAAATACTGCTCTTGGTGAATCTTGGGAAGAACAAGGCGAAGCAGTTGAATATGAAACATTACTAGAACGCAGATTGAATTATGATTACACAACCATACCTGAAGATGTTTTAGTTTTAACTGCTGGTGTTGATACACAAAAAGATAGATTGGAATTACAGTTAGTGGGTTGGGGTAAAAATTATGAAGCATGGGTGTGTGATTACAAGATATTTTGGGGTGATCCAAATGCTATGAATGTTTGGTCAGACCTAGATGCTTATCTAAAGAAAAGATTTAAAACTGAATCTGAAAGATTGATACCTATATCGTGTTGCACTATTGACTCAGGTGGACATCATACCAATATGGTTTATCAATTTACTAAACCAAGACAAGCTAGAAGAATATTTGCAATTAAAGGTTTATCCCAAGCTGGCAAACCAATAGCTAATAGACCTACATTTGTAGGAAAGAATAAAGCTGTTCTCTATGGTGTTGGTTCTGATAGTGCTAAAGAAGCTATCTTTGCTAGATTATCTACTGAAGCTGAAAATACTACTTTGCATTTTTGCTCAGACTTAGATGAAGAATACTTTAAGCAACTTACAGCAGAGAAAAGAATCACAAAGTTTGTTAGAGGAAGGAAAACTCTAGTTTGGAAACAAGTAAGACCAAGAAATGAAGCATTAGATACATTAGTATATAACTTTGCTGCTATCTACATCTTGAATCCTAATTATGATTCTATTGAGAACAAAATACTTACTCAAGAATCAAAACCAAGAGAAAAACCACAAAACAGACCACAAAAAGGCATAAATAGGGGTAATTTCGCTACTTCTTGGAAATAATTGCACTTTTTTTACTTATTTTATATACATTTATATATTTATATGTGTATAATATGCTTATGTTAAACAAAAAGGAGTCAAACATGAAAACAGAAACAATAAATAAAAAAACAATAGATATCGTTAAGTATTTAGGTGACCCATGCATTAGCTTAATGCATGATGAGGAAGGATACTTTTATCAAAATTCAATTATGAAACCTAAAGGTATGTGTTTATTTCTATCAAAAGATGAAACAATTTTAGAAAAGTTGCCAACAGATGCTATTGCAGTAAAAGCAACAAACTAAAAAAATCCCACCAAAACCTCAAAGGCTCTTAATTGAGCCTTTTTTATTTTTTCCCTTTTTGATATTGACAATAGCCTATTGCACATTAGTGTTAGATGTAGATATATCTAAAACATTTATGAGGTTTTTGCTTGAGCAACAAATTTGATTCAACAAATTATCCACCCCAAGTTCCTACTGAGCTTCAGTTGGGAGACTTTTGGGCATGGAAAAGAGACGATTTATCAGAAGATTATCCAATAGCATCTTACTCATTATCTTATGAGTTCAATTTAGTTGATGGTGCTACAGCTTCTAATTTTACATTAACAGCAACTGAATCAAGTGACACCTATATCATTGAAGCAAACAACACTGCTTCATACACAAAAGGCAATTACAACTGGGTTTCTTATATGACTAGAAGCTCTGACTCTGCAAGAGTTAAGCTGGAAGAAGGATTTGTAGAAGTTCAGGATAATTATGCAACTACATCTGCTTCAGTTAGAAGTCATGCAAAAATTGTTTTAGATAGTATTGAAGCAGTTATTGAGAACAGGGCAAATATTGATCAATCATCTATGTCTATAGCTGGTAGGTCATTATCAAGAATGTCTATAGATGAATTATTAACTTTTAGAGATAGATACAAAGCTGAATATCTTAAAGAGGTTAAAATACAAAGAATTAAAAATAAACGAGGGTCAGGAAATACTATTAAAGTAAACTTTGGTAGAACCACTGGCTCTAATCCTAAGAGCTACACATAATGGCATGGTATAACAGAATATTAGGCGTTAATGAGCCTAAGAAAAAGAAAAGACAAGCATATAGAAGAAGCTATACAGGAGCTAATACTGGCAGGCTGTTTGCAGATTTTGTTACCACCTCTACAAGTGCTGATGCTGAAATAAAAGATAACATAAGAATATTAAGAGATAGAGCTAGAGAACTTGCAAGAAACGATAGCTATATAGCACGATACCTTAACCTGATGGTATCTAATGTTATCGGTAAGCATGGCATAAGAGTGAGCTCCAAGGCTAGGAACGATAATGGTTCTTTAGACATTGGAGCTAACCTGCTAATTGAAAGAGCTTGGAAAGAATGGGGTCAAGTTGGCAATTGCACAACTAATGGAAGATTATCATTCTTAGACTGTCAAAAAATATTTGTTGAATCTCTGTGTAGAGATGGTGAAGTATTAATCAGAAAAATTAAAAATACTAATTCACCTTTTGGTTTTGAATTACAGTTTTTAGAAGCAGACCATTTAGATGAAAATAAGAATGATGTTTATAAAGCTACAGGCAATAGAATCAAAATGGGTGTTGAAGTAGATAAGTATGACAAACCAGTTGCTTATCATTTATATAAAGACCATCCATACGATAGAGTTTATTTATCTCAAGCACAACACATTAGAGTACCTGCTGATGAGATTATCCATGCTTACCTACCTACTAGAGCAGAACAAACTAGAGGTGTTTCTTTGGTTGCTACAGCAATGGCTAATGTGAAAATGTTAAATGGTTATTTAGAAGCAGAGATAGTTGCAGCTAGAGTTGGTGCATCTAAAATGGGTTTCTTTACTTCACCTGATGGTGATGGATATGTTGGTGATGGTGAATACGAAGATACTTTTAATCCAACAATGAATGCTCAGGCTGGTGTATTTGAACAGTTACCTCAAGGTATGGACTTCAAGGCTTTTGACCCTACTCATCCAACATCTGCTTTTGATTCTTTTACAACTAGTGTTTTAAGAAGTATCGCATCAGGTTTAAATATTTCTTATCATTCTCTATCTAATGATTTAACTTCAGTTAATTATTCTTCAATAAGACAAGGTGCTTTAGAAGATAGAAGCATGTATCAAATATATCAACAATTTGTAATTGAGCATTTTGTAAATCCAGTATTTCAGGCATGGTTAGAGATGGCTATATCAACTGGATATATTAATTTACCAATGGGTAAATATGATAAGTTTGCTAGATCAGTAAATTACATTCCAAGAAGTTTTGCTTGGATTGACCCATTAAAAGAAATGCAAGCTAATGTAATAGGTTTACAAAATGGAACACTTACTTATTCTGATATTTCTGCTTCTTATGGTAGAGATACTGAAGAGCTGTTTGAACAACATCAAAAAGAAATAGAACTAGCTAAACAATATGATATTGAGCTAGCCTATCAACCATTTGGTCAGAAATTACCTGTAGAAGCTAAGATACAAGGTGGGGAAGAGGAAGAAGATGCCTAATCCAAACGAAGGAATGAAAGTTGAAGCTCAAAGAGGTTTAGACTGGCGTGAAGAACATGGTAGAGGTGGCACTAGAGTTGGAGCTGTAAGAGCAAGACAAATAGTAGCTGGAGAAAATCTATCTGATGATACTGTTAAAAGAATGTATAGCTTCTTCTCAAGACATGAAGTAGATAAGCAAGCAGAAGGTTTTAAACAAGGCGAAGAAGGTTATCCTTCTAATGGTAGAATAGCATGGGCATTATGGGGTGGTGATGCTGGATTTAGTTGGTCAAAAAGATTGGTGGAACAAATGAAAAAAGAAGAAGAAAGAGCAGTATCAGGTAAGGCTCTTGAGATGATTAAGAATAAAGCAGAAGAACATAATGAAGAAGTTGGTGATGTTAAGTCAAAGAGAACTAACATATCAACACTATCAAAAGTTTATGAAAGAGGGATTGGTGCATATAAAACCAATCCAGCTTCAGTCAGACCAACAGTGAGTAGTCCTGAACAATGGGCAGCAGCTAGAATTAACAGTTTCTTATTTGCTTTAAGAAATGGTAAGTTCAGAAGTGGCAAACATGATACAGACCTACTACCTGAAGGACATCCTTTATCAACTAAAAATAAAGAGGAGAAAGCTATGAATAAAGAAGATAGACATATCCTTAATGTGAGTGAAACTGATGATAAAGTTATCGTTGAATTTGCAAAGCATGAGGATGTAGAACATGAAGGTGAAGAATTAGAAACAACTGATGAAGTCTCTATGTCCGAATCAAGTGAAGAAGAAAGAAAAGTAATTGATATGCCTATGAAATATAGAACTATTGATTTATCTAAACATTCTTATCTTGATGAAGAAAAAAGAGTAGTTCGTGTAGGTGTTTCTAGTGAAGAACCTGTAGAACGAAGTTTTGGGATGGAAGTCCTAGGACATTCTGCTGATGATATAAACATGGAGTTTATAAATTCAGGCAGAGCTCCTTTACTTTTGGATCATGATATGACCAAACAGATAGGGGTAATTGAAGAATTCAAATTAGATGAGACAGCAAAGAGGACAACTGCTGTAGTTAGATTTGGAAAATCTGCTTTAGCTCGTGAAGTATTTGAAGATGTGGCTGATGGTATACGAATGAACATTTCAGTCGGCTACAGAATTGATAAACTGGAACGATATCAAGACAATGATGAGACTTACTATAAAGCTCAATGGACACCTATGGAAGTATCTTCTGTATCAGTCCCTGCTGATCAGAGTCGACTTGTTGGAGTTGGTCGTTCTAAAGATAAACAACACAAAAACATTGAGGTAAAACTAATGGAAAACGAAAAGAAACAAGATATTAATCTTGATGAAGTTAGAACTCAGACTATTGATGAAGCTAAAGCTGAATTTAAAAGAAACTCAAAAGAGATTATAGATTTAGCAGCTAGACACAATAAAAGAGATTTAGCTGACAAAGCAATTAGTGATGGTATCTCTGTTGAAGAATTTAGAGGTGTATTATTAGAAAATATTTCTAACAATACTCCTTTAGAAACTCCTTCAGAAATCGGCATGACTAAAGAAGAAGTAAGAGAGTTTAGTCTAGTAAAAGCAATTAGAGCTATGGCTAATCCTGCTGACAGAAAAGCCCAAGAAGATGCAGCATTTGAATTTGAATGTTCTGCTGAAGCTGCAAGACAGTACGGTAAAGATGCTCAAGGCATCATGTTACCTTCTGAAGTGCTAAGAACTTGGGGTAAAAGAGACTTAAACACATCTGATGATTCAACTTTAATAGCTGAAGATTACAGAGGGGATTCGTTCATCGATATCTTAAGAAATGAGTCTTCAGTAATGCAAGCTGGCGCAACCATGCTTAGAGGTCTTCAAGGGAATGTAGTTATTCCTAAGAAAACTGCTGGTGCTTCTGCTGGTTGGATTGCTACAGAAGGCGGAGCTAGCTCAGAATCAGAATTCACTTCAGGTTCTGTTACTATGTCTCCAAAGGTAATCGGAGCGCATACAGATGCTACTAGATTACTTTTACAACAGTCTTCATTAGATGTTGAGAACTTAATCAGAGATGACCTAACAAAATCAATCGCTACTGCAATTGACTTAGGTGCTTTAGCTGGTTCAGGCTCAAGTGGTCAACCAACAGGTATTGCTAATACTTCAGGTATTAACACAACTACATTTGCTGCTGCTAACCCAACATGGGCTGAGATCGTGGCGATGGAGTCCGCAGTTGCAAACGATAATGCTTTAACAGGTTCTTTAGCATATATCTGTAGACCTGCTGACTTTGGTACTTTGAAAACAACTGAAAAAGCAACTAATACTGCTCAATTTGTTGTTTCTCCTGACAATAGCATGAATGGCTATAATGTTGTCAGAAGTAATCAAGTAACAAGTGGTGACTTCTACTTTGGAAACTTTGCAGACTTATTAATTGGTATGTATGGTGGTTTAGATATTAATGTTGATCCTTATGCATTATCAACTTCAGGTGGAGTAAGAATTGTTGCTCTACAAACTGTTGATGTTGCTGTAAGACACGCAGTTTCTGTCTGTAAATCAAGCGACTAATTAACTGATGCTTAAATGGAATGGGGGTAGTAATACCCCCAACTTAAA